TTATCGCGTGCATCTCGTCCTCGCTCTGCGGAGCCCACCCGTCCCAGTCGCAGACGTGGCAGTAGCACGGGTTACGGTTCCCGTCATCATCCACGCAGTAATACTGGGGAGGGTTGCTCGTCAAGACGAGGCCCCTGATTGGGTTGTGTCTCATTTCATCTCCTTCGGGTCTTGGTCTTTGCCGGTCATGGGGCGTCCCCTGTGCAGTCGTCGTCGTGGATGTACTGGCCGCGCTCGTAGTCGTAGTCGGGTTGACAGCACTCCACTGGATTGAGTCGTTCGCGTAGAACGAAAGGCAGTAGATCGTTCGGGCAGACGAAGGATGATGTTGCTCCGCGGCTGACCTGGTAGCCGACTTGAACATCCACCAGTTCTTTGCAGAGTTCGCATTTCGCGGCGCTGACCAGGACGCATATCTCGCACCACGGCTCACCCGAAACCCACTCCCATGCAGAGATTGGCTCCCTGCAACTGACGCACTCTCCCATTTCTACTTCAACTTTCATTACTTCCCCTTTGTTCGACGTTACTCAAGTATGGCACGAACGGAGTAGGCGTGCAAGCCTATTGAGGGCTTGTGAAGAGGTTCACTAGTAACCAGGTCCGCAGTACGCCGGGTACGTCTGATGAGGCCACCAGCCGTGAAGGGCGACCGTGACGAAGTGGAGCATCGCGCGGGCCTGTTGTTCGGGGGTGGCTTGTGAGGCGTAGCGCGGGAAGCCTGGGAGCCGATAGGAGAGCCAGGTCGCGTCGAGCCAGCCGAGCCCGCCGTAGTAGCGCGGCCCGTTCGTGTGCCAGTTACCCGTTTCGCAGTGCATGACTTTGATCGTCTTTGCCATCACTGACGACGAGACGAGGGGCTTCGAGGCACCGGCCTGTCCTGACAATGAAATTATCGCGGCCAAGAGAAGGGCCGCCGCGTACCTCAAGAATCCGCGTTCGTCACGACCCATACCGTGGCGTCACGTCCACTCACGGTCTTGCGCTTTCCATTACTGCGGATGCGCGGCGGGGTCTCGGCTGCGAGTTCTATTCTCCTTGGTCTAGCAGTAGACGGGCCTAAAAGGGTGACGAGGCAGATTTCCTCGTCCGTCAGACCTGATGGCGAGTTCTTAATCGCTTGGTAGACGCGTTCTCGGAGAGTTGGAGCTTTGGGCTTGATGGAGGTCGCCGCGTCCATCGAAGTCTGAGAGTAGTGGATGGAGGGCGGGTCGTGGCGTTGCCAGGATTCAAACTTGAGTATTTCGCTTTTAAACCAATGGCCCCCGATGGTGAAGAGGGTGTCGGGTTCGTTCACGATGCCTCCCAGGTGTGCATTGAAAGCCCGAGCCGGTGTGCCTCTATTGGGTGGTCCTCGACCCAAGAATTGTGACCGTCACAGAGTAGCGTCACGTTGTCCATGTCGATAATCGACCCGCCGCGTGAACGCTTCAACAACTCGTGGCCGTTGACCGCTCCGTGGCACTTACCTACCTGAACGCCTTGGGCTATCGTCCAGATTCCGTTCATCGAACACTTCCACTCCTCGCGCGGCCCGAACTTCTCTAGCATCAAGACCTTGCGCTGCGCGTTCACTATCTTGCGCTTGTCGGAGACGCGCTTCATGGTCAGAATCTTTCTTCCTCGTCGGCGAAGGGGTAGTCCTCGCGTGGGGGTGCCGAACGCGGCGTGGTGACGATTTTCTGCGCCTGCCGCGTCCCTGACTCAATCTGCTTCTCCGTCAACGTTCCGCGCTCCATGAACTGCGTGGCGAGAGAGTTGAGGAAGTCGTTGTCCCCCTGTTGGGATGCGCGCAGAATGAGGTCAATGCGGGGATCGTTGGAGGCGCCCGTTGTGCTGTCGCGTGGCGCTTGGTGAGCGGGGCGTTGTTCCTGGTCGCCCGAACGGTTGCTGACTTCCTCCGCCGACGCGATGCCGTTCTTGGTCGAAGCTCCGATGGCGATTAACGCCCTGCCCCAGGCCGCCGTCTCCGCGTTCTGAACCTCGGAGTCCCTTGTGAAGTTGGTAGGGCCAGGAATGGGTTCCCACGCCGTTCCAATTCCAGGTCGAACGTCCTCCGGTGTCCGGTACGCCGCGGCGGTGTAGACCACGAAGTCCTTCTGTCCGATTGAGACGAACTCCATTGAAACCTGTTGCATCGTGAGGTCTGGGAACTTCGTCCTCATCTCTACGAGTCGTGCTGCAACGTCGATGTAATCAAGATTCCTCTTGAACTCTGCCATTTTCTTCCCCTTGTTTTAGTGTTTTGGTAAGGCTCTTGTGAAGCGTGAATAACTTTAAGCAGGCTGTGAAAGCCTCGAACGCTTCGTCCTCTGGAATTATCTCAAAGGGGTCTGACATCTCGAAACTGCCGTCCGCGTGGAGGTAGATCGTCCTTGCTCCGTCGAGTTTTGGTAGGGACTGCAGTTCGCTCAGTGCCCCGTTCTCGTCGTAGGTGGCTAGTTTGCCGTGGAGGTAGGCAGAGGCCTGGAGCGCGGCTTCCAGAGGCCGTTTAGAGCCACTCTTGTAATCTCCCAAGACTACCCCTATGCCCTCCAGGTATCCGATGAAGTCGAATCTGCCACCAAAGCCCAGCGTTTTATTGAGAACTACGCGTTCAGCCATGAGAAATCGCGGCTTGAACTCCTTGTGGAACGCTTCGAGTGCGTCTACGAAACCTTGGTCCGCGAGGGACACCTCAACTGATTCGCCGTTCGTCCAACGCTCCGCTACATCGTGAACTCGGGTTCCGGTCGCGGCCTTGTCTCGCCAAACGCGGTCGAAATGGCCGGTGCAGTGCTTGAGGATTTCTTCGTCCGGCGTGTCCGTTGGGTTGATCGTCTCGTTCACCGCGTAGTCGAAGGTGTACTCAGCGGTCAACTTCGCGGCTGCCCATTTCAAGCCGGGCTTGTCCAGAATGTTGATCGCCGTCGTGACTCCGGGGACGAAATCCCCGTCATGCTCTACGCGGTACTTGTGCGCGAGGGCGTTGTCGTAATCACTTTTCATCGCTCACCTTGTCCGGCGCGAAGTACCGCCGCACCGTCTCGCGCCCTACTTCCATCCCCGTTTCGTTGCAGAGCATCCGAGCGATGGCGTCGAACGATGCTCCCTTGTTGCGCATCTTCTGGGCTTTCTCCGTCAGTTCAGGGCGGAGGGTTTCGATGATTCGTAGGACGTTGGGCTGTGGGCTCACTTGACGGTCCCGACGAGTTCCCCGAGTCGCTTCACCCGGTCCAAATCACACGCTGGCGCGACGTGATTTGTCAGACGCTCACACTCGTTCTGTGCGTCGTTCAAGATGCATAGAAGAGAGTCCCAGCGGTCTTTTGGATTGGCGGCGGCGGCGGCGTTGGCGGCGTAGGCGGCGTAGGCGGCGTCGGCGGCGTTGGCGGCGGCGGCGGCGGCGTAGGCGGCGTAGGCGGCGTTGGCCCAGGCGGCGGCGGCGTAGGCGGCGTCGGCGGCGGCGGCGGCGGCGGCGGCGGCGTAGGCGGCGTCGGCGGCGGCGGCGGCGGCGTAGGCGGCGGCGGCGTTGGCCCAGGCGGCGGCGTAGGCGTAGGCGGCGTCGGCGGTTTCCTTGCACGGGTTATCGCAGTACGCCAGGGACGAAGCAATCGCGTCCTCACACGCCTTGCGGTCCTGCTTGCGCGTCAAGTGAATTACCTTGTTCGCCAGGAAGCACGCGAGCCGAATCGAAAGAATCGGCTCCATCTCGGGGTGCGCCGTACCGGGCTGGCGTAGGATAATCGGCCACATCTCATGCCTACGTTCGTCGGGTAGCGCGTCGTTGACGTGGATCGCGAGGGCGTTCAACACTGGTTGGACGCAGGACGGGTGGTCCGTCTCATCTCCCAACTCGAGTCGACCCGACACGAGCCAATTCACGGCCTGTTCTGCACAGACTTCGCCGGACCCTGGCGCACCGATTCCGCCTTTGAGCTTCGGTAGGTTGGTTGGAATGTTCATTGTTGCCTCCTTGAGTTGACGCCAACTGTAGCACGGCACGAGTCATGGCGCGTAGATATAGCGAGATTTTCAGAGCCGACTTTGTTAGGAACTTTTCCCCTGACGCGCTGTACGGCGTTCTCAGCCCAGATAGGGCGTAACGGGAGGGATTATCGGGGTGGGCGGAGCCATGGCGCCAGGCGGAGAAACTACGGGTGCGGTGGGGACTGTGGGGTTCGCGGCCTCGTGCTGTTGTGCCTTCAGCGCGTCGAGTTCAGCCTGGACCTGAACGAGGGTGACTTTCGTGGATGGTGTGTACTGCGGGGCGCCGAACCAGCCGAGCAACCCACCGACCCAGGGCCACCTGGTTTCCGCCGCGTGAAGGATGACGGTGAGTCCCGCGTAGGCGGCGGCGGCGATCTGAATGACCGTGGCGTTGCCGACGTGGTAGCCGAAGTGCGCGATGATTGCCGCCACCCCTGCGTAGAGGGAGGGGGTGATGCTTCGAACTATTGCTTTGATTGCGTTGGGGTTCATGGTTCTCCTTAGATTGAAACTATCTTAAACGGCCCGCGAACGAAAGGGTTGTGAGCTTCGGCGGCCTTCAAGGAACTAGCTAGTGCCTCGCGTCCATCGTGCCATGAGAAAAGAGAGCCGAGTGCGTGAGGGGAGCCCGAACCGATGGCGTCGTAGGAAATCCCCGCGCGCTTACGCCGCAAGAGTATCTCCTTGTCGTCCTGGGTGAAGAGCAACTTCCCGTTCTCCACACAGAGGATTGTCTGACCTGGTTTCAGCGTCCCCGCTCGGAACAGAATCTCGGCGTAGGTCAATTCGGAGTGTCGCGCCGCGATATCGAGAACGCGCTGCCCATCCCACGAGCCTGCGAAGCCGATGAGTTTGTCCCCGAACCTCCCGACCTTCGGGGTGAGAACGCTGGCGCAGGTTAGGTCGTCGGAACTGAGGGAGTCCGAACCCATCCAGCATCCCTTCGGAGTGATGAGCGCCGCGACGACGGTCATTTGTCACCCATTACAGACCAGCAGTGAGGTAACGGTTTCAATCTGCACCGTCACAGTGTTCGCAGGGCATCGAGAAATCTTCTCGTGTCTCGTGGCACACGGGACAGAGCGTATTTTGAGGCGGTTCTTCACGCAGCAGGACCAGGCCGTCGTGGTAGCCGAAGGCGGTCCCGTCCATCACTTATCCAGATACACGATGTACTGCGCCGTGGTCCTACCTTTATCGGGGTCGATGAAGTGGAGTCGTTGGGAGGGGACGCCGGACGCGGCCATTGAATCGCGGGCGTAGCGGTTGTCGCTTTCTGTCGAGCCGGTCCAGTAGATAGCTCCAACACCGTCGCTTAGATTCTCCTGCGCGACCTTGTGGTAATGGCCTAGGAAGATGTCCAGGAACTCCCAGTCGTACGCCCCGGCCTTCCACCTGTTCCCTGCTGCTTGCCAGGCGGATGGGCTTGCGAAGCCCGCCCGACCGACCTCGTCGCCGTGCATGAGTAGCGCGCGGTAGTTCCCAATTTCGACACGTTGGATATCCTCGGCTCCGTCTTCCCAGGTCAAACGCGACTCGCCCTCAAACCGTTGCCGTGCGAGTTCGTAAATCATACGGTCGAGGTTGTCGGACTTCGGGATGGCGTCGCGCTTGGAACCCAGGCGCCCGTGGTTGCCCCACTCTCCGATGACGGTGACGTGTTCGTGGCTGGCGAGTGCCTCACGCACTACCTCTTCGATTAACTTGGCAACGACTACGAATTGTTTGAACAGCGTGGCGTCCACCTCGAAGGGCTGGGTTGGGAAGTTGAACAAGCCTTCGGCCATATCTCCACCGAACATGATGACGCAATCCTTGACGGGGTGGTCGGCCCGCTGAATCTCGGTGATGGCGAGGGCCTTCTTCACGAACAACTTGACGCGCTCCTTCATCACTTCGGAGTTGTAACTCGTCGTGACTTTGCTGCCCTGCCAGTCCGTCATGTGCCAGAGAGAGACCTCTTCGGACTTCGTGCGCTTGTCCGCCTTTGGCGGGACGATTTTCTCGGTCCTCGTCAGGAGCGCTGCGTCGTAGGCCGCCTGGTAGACGGCGCTAACAATCTCAGCGCCCCTGTTCTTCGCCGCGATGAGTTGTGTTTGGAGAGTGGCGTTGGCTTGACGTAGTGCTTCAATCTTGTCGTGGGCGCGGAACTCCTCTAGTTCGTTCACGGGCATGCGCAGGTTCCCTTGCGGTGCTTGCGAACCGAACCCTCGGCGATGGCGTAGCCGCGCTTCTTGAGCCATTCGTGGATAGACGAACCACTGATGTCGTCGGCCTGCATCGCCGCCTTCAGCGTCTCAAGATGCTCGGGCTGAATCACGAGCCGAGCGAATCCGCACCCCGCCGTAGGCTTGCGCCTGAACTCCGACAGGTCAACTACTGGTTTCTTCTCTGGCATGATGCTCCCGTTCGGTTAAGGAATGTTGTTTAAGGCAAGCCACGCCTGCGCTGGTGTGACGGTGTAGATATCTATCCAATCGTAGAGCCAGCCGCCGTAACGTAAGGCTTCACAGCCGAGGGCTGAGCATATCCACGATGGCTTCCTCGCGCCTCTAAAGGCTGGGAACCACTGCCAGGTCAGGATGTCCAGGGCTATCGCAATAATGGTCCAGTACCCGTAGCGCAGTCCTACCTGACGACGGGCGAAGAGTAGGAGTTGCTCGCGGCTGACGCCAGCGGGAGGTGGCATCGTGATGTACTTCCCACCTGGCGCTACCTCTTCTAGGAGTGCTGAGTTCGTCACGCCCTTTAACGTCGCTTGGATGACGTAGGGGACGAGGTTGTCCACGCGGTCGATGATGAACATGTGATTCCACGACGACCCTTTGCGGAACTTCAACCACTCTCCGACGCGGATGAGTTTCCCCATCACACCCGTCGAGTGAGCGAAACCTATATCTCCCGCTTCGATCACTTGAACACCCAGCACCCGAACGCGCAGGTGGTGAAGAACTCATTGGTCATGGACTTCATCCGTCCCCAGGTGACGCAGCCGTAGTCCGTGGTGTTGTAGGTCACTAACGCGACGGCGTGGAAGAGGTTGGGGTTTGGGACATCGCCCGGTCCAATCTCCCACGGCACGTTCCCGAAGGTTCCGTTGTACGCGGTGGGAGTGAGTTCAAGTCCTAAGAGACAGCCTTTCCAGTCGATGAGCGCTTGCTCTACGGCGTCCAAAGATACCTGCTTGTAGTCCGTGATGATTCCGTTGGCCTTAAGCCACACGAACCAGTTCGCGGGGTCTATCCCCGTGTTCGGTGCCTGCCCTTGGGATTTGAGGAACTCGTTGTAGAGAGCGAGGGTGAACTTGGTTGAGGGTGGCTTGAACCCTAAGCGGTAGAGTAACCTCTTCCACGACGACGTTGTCGCGAGGTGGTGAATCATCTCAAGGTGTTCGGTCGCGGCGACGACGCAGTCACCGTTGGTGTCGTTGCCGAGCATCCCCCACCTGCGGATGCCGCCGCGTACGTCAGCGGAGGCGGGTATCACTTGAACCGTCCGTCAGCACCACGCTTCTTGACTCCGAGCGCCTTCATGTGTTCCTCGTGGTGCATATCGAGTTTGTCGTGCAGGGACTTGACGTGGGCGTTGACGTACCTCCGGACGGGGGGCACGAAGATGAAGGCTATCGCCGCGTAGAGAACCGTCTGGACCAACGCTTCTGGTCCGTTGCTTTTGAGACTCGGCCAGAAGTAGTCGAACCAGATGTTGTTCAACCAATGGACCATTTTGGAGGCCCCCTTCGTACCGCCGTGCGGTGATGATGGCAGTTGGCGCATACCACTTCGCACTTGTCCAGTTCTGCGAGAAGAATTTCCAACCTGCCGTCCCATTTTTCCGCGACACAAAACGACTTCTCGAACTCAGGTAGATGGTCAAACTGAAGGGACTCCGCATATTCCCGGTAGCCACAGTCGGCGCAGCCCAGAAATACCTTTAGGTCGTCAAGGAACTTCCGGCGTTCTCTCCGGTATGTCTCTTGCACCCTCACTCGCTCCGGTGTCCTCGTGTACGGGTTTCTCTCACGCCACGCAGCAAGTGTGGCGCGGCCTTTGGTCGATGCCCGATAGCGAGCCTGAGTCTCATTCATGTGGCATGCCAGTGCATCTACCTTCGCAGTCCGAAGAGCACGGCCACGAGAGTCAGGCCAGTGATGAGCAGTTCGACTACCTCAAATGTTTGTAAGGACATGTAATTCCTTTCTACTTCGCTGTTGCTACACGACGGGTGCGCGGCTTGGGTGTCTCCCCATCCAACGCGAACTTGGCCGCCAGCGCAGTGGCTATGAGTTCCGCTGAGGCGACTGCTGCTGCTGCGTCCTTCTCCGTCGCAGCTACCCGCGCAGTGTCAAGGACTGCCTTGGCCGCCAGCGCAGTGGCTTCCTTAATCGACTCCTCGGAGCGTTCAGCTCGGGCGAGTAACTTGGCGAACATCGCGGTGGTGTCGGCCTGGAATGAACGGTGGTCGGCGCCCAGGTCTTTCATCTGTTCTATCAAGCCAGGAATGCGTTCGGCATTGAAGTCGTCGGCGGGTTTACCACCCACCACCCAGGTCAGTTGCTGAAGCGCGTTCTCCTCGGCCTGTCGGTGTTTCGTCTTCTTCCCCCACCTGCGTCCGACCTCGCCGCCGATGACGAAGACGACGGGGACTATCGTCCCGATGGCGATGTAGTCGTTTGACGTGACGCCGACAATCATCGAAGTTTCCTATGTCCGGGCGGGTAGTGAACTTTCCTGGTCATGGTATTAAATCTTAGATAGGTTTGCTCCCCAAGTGACGCCATCTGTGACACGGTTACAATCGACGGGTCACCCTGCCTGCCCATTGAGATGCAGACGGGGTCGCCGTTGCCCTTGCCTACAACGAGCGCGGTGTGGACGCCTGTCCCTGGACCGAAGACAACGACATCTCCTGGCTCTACCTCTTCGTGGGTCATGCCGCGTCCGTTGATTCTGAACAGGGCTAGGTGTTCACCGGCTGATAACAAGGTCCCTGTGTAGCCCTCGTGGTCGAAGTGAAGTTTGTTCGGGTCCGGAGCTCCGGCCCAGTTGTAGCACACAGTTACGAACGCGGAACAGTCCGAGACGTAGGGGACGGTGAACGGTCTGCCGATACAGGACATCCTCTGTGCGCCCTCGGAGTAGGTGCAGCGAGACTTACGGGCCTCAAGCCAGAAGGCTGTGGCTACTATCGCGGCGCGACTGTCTCTCATTAGTCAACCGTGTAGGAGATGCCGTTGAGCGCGAAGTCAGTAAGCGTCGCCCCAAATATGGGTTGGATGTTCCCAGTGGAGACTGTGATTTGTACAATCGCGGCCATAGCCACGTTCGAGGTCGTCGTCGCGGCGGCGGCGTAATAGCCACTCACCAGAGGTCGGTAACCGCTTGGCATCACCCACGGCACAGTTGCTGTCCCCCCGCCATTCATGTCCCCCTGGAGGGACACACGGTTCCCTTTTAGGCGGTACTTAGGGGTCGCGCTCACGGTGGCCCACGAGTTCCCAAGACTCGGCGTAATCCACCCAGAGTCCTGTTCGCCGCTTGTCAGTATCCAGTTCGTCCCGTCACTGGCAAAGGACACGTTGGCGTTCGGCGCGCCAAGGAGAATAGACGTTGTTGAAGCAGGGATGCCAGGGCCGATGAAGTTACCACTAGCGGCTGTCACGGTGACGGGCGAAGCGTTAGTCGCGGCGTAGTTAGCGAAGGCTCCGAACTTGTTGCCCGCTGTGACCGCTGGGGAAGTGACAGTGATGGAAGCGGTGGCTTCGATGTAACTGCCGTTCGTTGCGGTGAGGCTGATGGACGAGATGACGGGGGTGAGGACCGTTGCACTGGCGAGCGTTATCGCCGCGACCGAACCGCCGCTGACCCCGAACACCTGACCGTTCGTACCAGAGACGTAAGAGGGTGACGTTCCACCCGCAAGGATTGACGCGGCTGAACCAACGCCCAACGCCGTGGGGAGTGTTCCCGCCCCAGCGCCGACTATCAGAGAACCCGTGGCTAAGTTGCCCGCGAGGTTGGTGAGTTGGTTGGCCTCGTCAAAGTCGGTAGAGATTGCGCAAAGGACTACGGGTGCCGTAGCGGAGTGGGTGGTTGCGGAGGTGCCGTCTATCCCCCTGGTTACAACGGTGACCGTAGTCCCTGAGTTGGAGGAGCAGAGAATCTTTTCCTCGTTAGAAGTCCCGCGGTCGATGCACACCGCGAAATCGTTGGCGGGTGACCCCGGCCACCCCGTAGCTGAGGTGAGGACGAAAGAGGTATCGGCAGCGCCCATCGAGGACGCGAGCGACGTAGCCGCTCCGCCCCCGTCGTAGTACCTGCGTTGGAATGCGGTCATGTTATTAGTCCTGACGTGGCTGTCTTAAGTGTAACCATGCACACCCCGTCGAAGCCCCCTTTGGGGTTCTGGCTTGGCTGGTAGAGGACGAAGTCGATGTCGTCAACCACCACCTCCCACTGATTCGCACCCTCTTGGTAGATGATGAGGTTCTGGTTGTAGCGGAGGTTCTGGAGGAAGGCTTCCTCTGAGTAGGTGTCCATCCCCCGCCGCCCCGCCCTCGTCTCCACCTCCCACGCGAAGGTCAGGGCCACGATGAACTGTGTCCCTGCGGTGATGGCTGGGTAGGCCTGGAGGGTCGCCCGGCGGACGGTGGTCGGGGCGGTTGAGGAGTTCAGCGTGAGGGCAGTCTCGAAGAGTTCCCCGAATACCTGGGGGACGGCGAAGAGGGTGGAGTTCCCTGTGAGCGTCCCTAGGGGGTAGGTGTTCTCGTCGTCCTGATTGATTGATGCAGTTACCGAACCTGCGGTTGAGGTGGTGTCAACGGAGTACGCAACGAGAACCTTCTGGTCAGGGATTCTGAACCCGATGTAGCCAGAGTAGATTGTGCCGTTGGTGTAGGTTGACGCGGCGGTGTACACCCCCTTGCCTTGGACGGTGAAGATTGGTGCGCCGTTGAACCAGTCCATCGACGTAATCTCTCCGCTCCCGTTCACCATGAGATGGCTTGAGTACGCGGGGGTCTGGTTGCCGGTGAAGTTCGCGATGTCCAGCCACCCTAAGCCGGTGCAAGGAGCCGATGCTTTCACCGTGGAGTTGGAGTAGTTTGACCACCCGAAGTAGACGAAGCGTTGGTTGGCGGTGAAACACCGAACGGGCTTGGTCACAAGTTCTTGCAAGTTGGGGATGATGGGGCCTATCTTTAAGAGACCTGTGTCCTGCCCTGAAGGGTCGATGACGCCTAGCGTCTGGCAGAACCTCATCCCGAGTGAAGTCCCTATGAGGATGTAGTTCACGAAGACGAAGAGTGAGTAGACGAGTTCACCCGGCGGTAGAGGCGTGGCGACAGTCGGGGCAGAGAGCGCCGTGCCATCTGATGAGAACTGGGTCTTGAAGACTGAGGACTGCGAACCGGCGAAGCCCCCGGTGTAAATCCACCCACTCCCTCCGCAGGCTGAGTTCCACGTCCACGTCGCTTGCGCCTGGGTAATGAGGGCGGTCGGCCAGATAGTGATCGTCGTCGTCACTTGGTACATCGAAGGGCCGTTACCGACTAAGAGAACGTTGGAGCAGTACGCGACGAAGTTCACGTTCTGCCCAGGAACGTTGACGAGATGCGACGCGGAGGCGGTAGCCCCTGCCGTCGTGGTGTAGACCCCACCGGAGCCCGCCGCGATGTAGATGGTGTTGCCGTCAGTACACATCATCACTGGGGCCACACCTGACAGCCCGTTGACCGTGGTGTACGAAGTCCCGTCGGTTGAGTACTTGACGCCAGTCGAGTTGAGTTTGTAGACGTACGCCCCCACGACGAGAACTTGACAGGCCGCGTCGGTGTCAGCGACTAACTGCGTCGTAGCGGGGAGGTTCTTCGCGTACCACTTGTTGGTGAATACGTCAACCCCTTGTGAGTGGTGGAATCTGTTGGGGAGCGAGTCTTTCCTATCGACGAACAACTGTCCCGACCCCATCGACCAGTCGTTGAACTCGCTACGCCACAACCCTTGGGGGTTGATGGTCGCTTCACCTGGTTGGTTGGAGATGTCCGTCGCGTCGCGTTGCGCGGGGATGGATGAGTGGCGGAAACTGTCTCTGCGTCCGAACTCGAACACCGTGTTAATCATGTAGCCGTGACCGTCAATGGCTACGTCGTACGTCCCAGGTACGTCAGGGGAGATACCAGAAGAACCGTAGAGGAACGGTTCATCGAACGTCGAGGTGACGCCCATCACCTACCGGCTTGTGAACCGTAGAGCTGGGTTAGACGAGATGCCTCCGCGTTAATCCTTCTCGCACGTAGCGCTAGAACTTGCGCGACGGAGTTCATCACTGAGCCAGGTGGGACTTCGGTCGCACGACGTGAGTCCGGTGCCGCGTCAATCTGGTTTCGCTTTATCTCTCGCGGGGCGACTAAGGCGACCATCGCACCCAACGGAGGGAGGTCGTACATCGTATTGGAAAGCCCAGCAACGGTCGTCGCGTCGTCGGTCAGATTCACGAAGGGTTGGAACTGTTGCTTGTACGTGACGCGAAGCGGCATCCCTGGATACCCTCCGGTGTTCAATCGAAGTGCGTAGCCAGAAGGGAAGGCGGTCGTGTCGGCGTTCGCCGTCAGCGTCCACTTCTTCCTAGGGATTGGCACCCAGTAACCAATGGGATAGGGCTGTTGCTGCTGGATAGAGAGGACGCCGATTAACCCCGTGACCCCTGTCAAGTCATAGCCAACGGTCGCGGGGTTGTAGGGGACCTCGACTGAAGCAACCGTGTACAAACCGTTCTCTGGCGAGCAGAGGTCGTTGAGGTCGTCGTTGATGGCGGTCATTATGTCGAAGGCGGAGAAGCGCGGGTTGAGGTACACCATCGCGTTACTGGCGTGATTCGCTTCTGTCGAACCTAGGTAACCAGGGACCACGGTTACGGTAGTCCCGCTGACGGCTTGGACGTAGAGGAGTTCAAGGTCTATGGAGATGACTGTCTCTGGTCTAAGACTTGGCAGGATTGTCCCCGCAGGGTCCGAGACGACGAGTGACGTGGAACCCGCGGTGTACGCGCCGTTCAGAGTGAGAGCCTCTACCTGTTGACCAGGTTGGACCCTGCGGAGAGTCTGACTTATCATCGAGCCGAGCGTTGCCATCTACGTCTCTCGGGGCATGGGTAGTGATTCGAGGAACTCCAGCGTGGGCGTGTTCGTGTTGAGCATCTGGTGACACGTCGGACAGAGCGCAGCAGAGGCCGTGTAATCAGGTATCTGTTTTAACTGCTCGGGCGTCAAGCCTGATTCCAGTAACGTCATCGCTGGAGAACCTCCGTCACCATCCGCGTTGATGATCATGTTCTGTGGCAGGCAGGCGAGGTCCAAGTGTCCCCCGTCGAACAAGACGCGCTTCACGTCGGCTGGCTCGAAGTAATCACGACCTGGCTCGAACATGTACTGCACTCCGGCGACCTCCATCGGCTTCGGGACGTTGACCCTGACCAGGTACCTTCGTGCTACCGGCTCGACCCATTCAACTGGCGCAACGTCGGGGAGTTCAAGATTCTCTCGGCCTATCGCGTCTAAGTACTTCCTCGCCGTCTCGTCCCAGGTGAACTCACGTCCGACGACTCCGGCGTTGACTCTCGCTCTTGATACTGCGCGGTCGTAGTGGAGGTAGGCATCCTCCATCGCCTCGCATAAATCGTCGAGGTCCGGCTCCCACCAACTGCCAGCGGGGCCGTGATGGAACGCCTGCGGCGGAGTTTCTTGCAGCGTGAAGCCGAGAGGATAGGTTAGTAAATCTCCGTAGGCCGCGTGGCCGTGGGCGTTCGTGGCGATAGTGGGCATCCCTTGGGCCATCGCCTGGAGTGGTCGAAGGCCGAACCCCTCACCGCGTGACGGTTGGACGTAGACGTGGCACATCGCGTAAAGAGCTACTTCTTCTTCGTCCGTCAACTTGCCGGTGATGAGATGGATGCGGTCGTCCTTCGGGAACTCACTCGCTTTGGCGGAGTGGACGAACAACCTCGGCGCGGGGCCATCAGGGATGCGAGAGTCGAAGACTTTCTTGAAGGCGTCTATCACGAGGTCCGAGCCCTTGCGATGCCCACCGCCGGAGATGAGGAACGTGAAGTGATCCTCATCCAAGGTCGGGCGCTTCATCGGGAACCATTCGGTCGGGTCAATCCCTAGCGGGACGTACTTCACGTTCGAGTGATAGCGACTGAAGAGTTCTTGGTTTTGTTCAGAGGGGACGACGATGGTGTCGAAGACATCGAGACATTCCCTGAACGGTTCCGGCAGGAGATTGCTCTCCCACATGGACAGGAGTGAGGTGGTCTGCCCCTTCCAGTGGCCGCGGTAGTGCCCCGGCGTCGCGACCCACGAGACGTGACCGCATATCGCAGAGTTTCCGTCCGTGTGAGGGATGAACTTGTGCGCGTCTGAACTTGACGGACTGGGGAGGTCGTCGAAGACATCGATTCCTTGGCGTGCGACTGCTCTCGCAAGGTCAACGCCGAGTCGTCCATACCCTAATTCCCTATTGTGGACGTACAGTAGCGAGAGCCTAGGCACTGAACATCTCCGCTGTCTGTGCCATCTTCGACTCCATCTCCTTGCGGATAGAGGGCTTCATCACTACGCTGTGTTCGAGTTCAAACGGCGTCGAGGCTTGCGCGGCAATTTCCGCAGAGCCGAAGACGTTCTTCGGTTGGTAACCCTGCCTGCGGAGTTTTTGATAGGCGTCCATATCCCTGTCGCGCTCTTTCTCTGTGAAGCGTCTTTGCCCTGCGTCAACACTGGTGAACTGGATGGAATCAAGTTTGACCCTATAGCAGGGGGCGCAGTTCTGATGCCTGCCGTCATGTGGTTCGTACTCAAGTTCGCTCATAGTCCAGTCCATAGATAGATGGCGTTGCGGATTCGAGAACGAAGTTTCTGACGCGGCGCCCGGTAGGGGAAGGTGCTCGGCTTGTTCAAGAGAGGGGTCACCAGTCGTATCCGTTTTCCCCATCCTCATCAACATCGAATGGTCCGTCCTGGTACCCGTCTTCGTCGTTGTCATCGAGGATGAGAACTTCTTCTTCGGTGCTGGGCTTGTTCAAGAGAGGGGTCATCAGTCCCCGACGAACACAATGGTCGGGGCTACTGAGTACGTGATTTTGAAAGTCCCACCGGCAGCAAGGCGGTACGTGTCACCAACGGCCATGACCGCTGAAACGACCACCCCGTTCACGGTCACAGCGGTAACCGTCCCCGCTGCGGTCACGTAAAGCGCGCCATCCACTCCGGTATTATTCGTGGCCGCTGCTGTGGTCGCACCGATGGCGAACGCAGTGCCGGGGACTGAACTGCCGACCGGGTTGTAGCCGAGGTTGTCTTTGTAGATGCTTCCAGTGTTCGTGCCGCCCACCAAATACCCGGTCGCGGTGGTGTTGTTGTTGTCAGAGAACAGCGAGTAAGTGTTCGCGTAGAAGGTGAATGAGTTGCCCGCGCCGCTCAAAGTGGCGTACCCGGCTGTGTTGCCTACAACAGTGCATCTGACGCACGACTCTATAAAGCAGATTGCTCCGGACGACCCGACACCATTCACCACGACGTTATCGGAAAAGGTTGAGAGGGTGCAGGCTAAAACCGCGGCTCCGTACACGCCGTGTTGCCCGTCTATGTAGTTGCCAACGACGACAGTCTGGCTAGCGCTCACGACGCGCAACGCTGCGTAGCAACTGTAGTTAGAGAAGCCCACGCCGCTGATGATGCTTTGCTGAACGGCGGCCAGGTTCATGTTGCACCAGCCGTTGTTCTCGAACTCACCACCGACCACGAAGATATTTATGTTGCCCACACTATTTACCTGGAGTCCGGCCTCGTAACACCCGTAGGCGTGGCAGTTCGTGAGGTGCATGTCGATACCCGAGATGGAGAACCCGTTGCGCGTGATCATCTTCGTCTTGTCAGCGACGACGGTCCCCCCGTAATTCCCCACCCCGTAGGCGGCATTAGCGGTGAATGAGTTGACAGAGATTACGGTGGCACCAGCCGCCGCCGATGCCGAGGCGGTGATGAGTTGGGTCGTGGAGGCTCCGGTGTTGAAGTTCGGTAGGTTGAGAATGAGGGTGTCGCCGTTGGTTATTGCGCCGAGGAGTGGTTTCACCGTCAATGACGTGATGCCGGTCTGACCGTTCGTGAGCGCAGTGCCAAGCGCGGCGGCTCCATAACTCAAGTAGCCGTTCACGGTGCAGTCGGTAAAGAGACAACTCTGCGCGTTGGCCGTAGCCACGAAGCCGTCGGCGAGGGTACCGCTACCGGCGAACACCGCCTCGCAGTTCACAATGCGCCCGTTGTAGACCGTGTTCGCGGAAGCCCCGTCAATGAGGAAGCCGTGGCCGCCAGCGTTCTCAATCTTCACATTGGAAATCTGTGGCTCGTTACAGAGCGTCCAGATGCCTGGAGCGGTCACTCCTGCTGGGTTATCGAAGTCCATGTAGAGGTCCCGGACTCCACACGAAAGACCGCCGTTGCTTATCTTGATGCCCGCTGCACCCGAGAAACTGGCTGGGACGTGAATCACCGACGCTTTTTCGCGGCCGGCGCCCGCGAGCGTGACGCCCGTGTTGGCGATGAGAATTCCGGTGTTGCCCTCATAGTAGTCACCGGCAGCGAGATGTACCATCCCACCAGTTGCGGGTAGCGCGGCGAGAGCAGCATTAATCACCACGTCGTCATTGGTGCCGGTGCAGACATAGTTCGCGGCGGCTATTACGGCGGCGAGAGAGTTTGACGCGGCCACGGTCAGGTCAGGAGTAGCTGTGGCTGTGCGGGCAGACGTAGTCCCGACGAATGTTTCTATCGCCTCGATAGCCAGGTTTGCGTTGGCGTGTTGCGTCGCATGATCTGGGCTCGTCATCGGGTTGCCCGCTACCGGGTTGGTGAATGAGTCGATTGACGTGGGGAATGTCGTAGCCATTTACTGTCCTGCTTTCTCGTTCAAAGCACCCAACGCGCTGAGGCCATTGGTTCCTGCAATTGCGTTACATGCCGCATCGAGTCCGAGGTTGTTTGTGCCAGCCGCCGCATTAAGCGCCCCCAGAAGTCCAAGATTCTTCGTCCCCGCGTAGGCGTTAGCCGCCGCGTTCTCTCCGAGGTTCTTCGTTCCGGCCAGAACATTTAAGACTGCCAGCCATCCCATTGTCGGTGCGTAGGTCATGGTCACGGTGGTCCCATCGTAGTTAGTGTCGGTGCTGTAGAGATTGAGAGTCGAGTAGTTCTGTGCCATTTAGCCCGCCGACACCGTAACAATGGACGCGTTGGCCCACAACGCGCCGACCACATGAGGGTCGGCGGTAGGCATCCCTGTTGCCATGATATTACCCGTGGCTTGGTTAGAGAAAAGTCCCTTCGGCTGCCCGCCAGGTACGTTCCACCAGCCCGTGAACGCCAAGGACGATGACGTGAGCGACGAGTTGGGGTTGTAGTTGCCGCCAGTGGTATCAACAATGCCATTCCCATAGAACTGGAAGTAACCAGGCAACTGAAGGGGCACGCACGCGCTGGCGTCATTGGTTTCTACAACGATGTCGAATGTCACTGCGGGCCCGAGACCTCCGTAGGTCGTCCCTGAGGCGACGCCCTTAATCCCGATGGCGCTATTAGCAAGGTTGCCCGTCATGCGGAACTTTCCGTGGTACACCTGGACGGCTGTGGAAATCTGTACGCCGATTTGTCCAGTGTACAAACCACCCCCGCACCGGACGAAGATGTCGATGTCGTTGTATCCGAAGGAGTTCGTCCCACTTCCGACGAGTCCGAACTTCGCGCCGATGGTGTTCAGATTCACGTAGAGCCTAATGAAGTTCTCTTCGGTCCAGTTGGTCGTGTTCACAAAGTTGACCCCGACCCCGCTCGCCCCCCGGAAGTTGTTCACGCTTAGATCAACGCGACCCCCCACGATGTCACCGAATTGAAGGCCCGTGGCGTTGGTCGTGTTCGCTCCATCTATGGTGAACCCAGAAAATGTTCCCGCCTGGAAGTAGTTGACACCAGTCTGAAAGGGGCTCATCTGCACTGTGAGGACAGTACCCCCATTGAGGGCCGACGTGGGTTCAAGAATCGTGGCGGCATTGCCAGCCCCAATGATGCTGACCAGGTTGCTGTTTACCACGAGCGACGAGGAGATTTTGAAGATACCAGGTGGGAGTTGCACGACGCCGCCCTGTGTGTTCGCGGCAGCCGCAGCGATGGCGGCGAGGATGGCAGCGGTGGAGTCGGTAGCTCCGGTCGGGTCCATCGTCCCGTACGCCTTGGCGAAGAAGACCTGCGAGCCCTTGTCCTGTAAGCCGACAATGGGACCTGTCATGGTGCCACCCGTCTTGGGTAGAGCCAGCGCCTCCGCCGCTGTCGCACGAGTCGTCTCAACTCCCACGGCTGTGGTGACTGACGCGCCAGTGGCAAACTTTGGCGAACCAGTCGTGCCGATGGCGGTTTCAATCGCGATGATGGCGTCGTTATGGTTCGCGTGTTGGGTCGAGTGCGACGGGCTGTTCATCGGCTCCGTGGGGGTCGGGTCGATGAAGTTGTCGATGCTGGCGGGATAGTTAGTAGGCATTAGTTCCTCACAATGGGGTTAGGCAATCTGCGTACCCGGCTCCATGCGCGGTGTAGCCGAGCAGCAACGCGGCCTGGGCGTCCGTGACTTGGTAACTCGAACCCCCGTAGAAGTTAGCGACGGGGTAGACGGCGTGGACAGTGACGTGTTCAGTGGCGACCTGGGGATTGGCGCCCGCATCGATGTAGATGGAACGGACGAAGGGTGCCGTGGGATTGTTCACATCCCAAGGATAAACGTTGTTCATGTCAGTGTTGGAGTTCTCTGGGGAGGGGTCGGATTGAACCACTGAACCGTCCGAGAGAATCCACACGTTCACCCCGCGGTAGCGATTCTCGAAGTGCGCCCAGAGCGATTTCTCCAGCTCTGACGAGCCAGGAAGGAACGTCGGGACGACTTTCACCACGGGAGGAGTGAAGACGTAGCCCGTTGACGACGCCCCTTCGTAGGGGGTGGCGGAGTCGTAGAGGGTGGCGGAGTCGTAGGCGATGCTCATGTTGCCATCAGCACTGCTACGCCGCCCTTGTCCATCATGCGGTGGTGATCGACGACACCGTGGATGTGAGGTTCGAACCCTGCTTCTCTAAGCGCCATCCCTAACGCGGTGGAAACGTGGTGCCAGTCGCGAAAGCGCCACTGCATCCCTTTGAGAGCGTCTGGGACTTTCTTGATGAGTCGAGCCTGAAATCGGGTGCAACCGAGTATCCCGTACTTCCAGGCTTCCGCGTCTTCTTCCGAGTGGTTGTCGTAACGAAAGTAGCACCAAGGCTCTTGACACGCGGCAAACTCCTCGAAGATTTCCGGTGAGGCTTTCACGTCGTGCTCGATGATGACGAACTCTTTCGGCTTCCACCACTCACAGAGAACGCGCCAGTAGTCGTACTTGGAATTACCCACGTAGACCCAACTCGCGTTCTTCGGTACGCCCGCTTCGGTCTTCGGATGCCTCACCGTGAAGGGAACCAAGATTGACCCATCCCTCTCACAGACTTGGTAGTACTCGCGGTCGTCGTCGTACCCGTAGGTGGTGGCTGAGTTCCCCCCTGAGTCCTTGACCCACTCCCGAGTCCTGCCGTTAGCCAGGTACTCGAAGGTGCTCTCGGTGACAGTGAATGGACCTCGCTGTTCTTCTATCCGATAGAACGGCTCGGCCATGGTGCTCCTAGGACAAGTAGATGAGGGGCTGCGCGGCGTGGGCGGTGGGCTGGGTAAAGGTCGAAGCAACCGCCAGCACCGTTGACTGACCCGTCGCGCACGGGCCCGAGAGGTACGGCGCAACGGCACCGCGTCCAGTCGTCGAGAGTGTCGTCGCGGCAGCGAAGGTCGGACCCGTCGTCCCTGCGATGCAGAAGAAGATGTAATACAGACCCGATGCGGGAACCGTGTAGGGAGCGGCGAAGGCGAAGGTCTGCACCGTATTCGCTGAAACGACCGCGGTCGTGGTGTCCGCCGTCACTGCAAGAACCTTGGAGGTCGTGGCGAACGAGGCGATACCAGCCCACTGGTGAGTGGGGGTGGAGGCCGCTCCAGCAGCGTTGATGATGCTGACGTTGTTGAGAACCGTTCCCGCCGACAGTTGCATCAGCGTGGCGAACACCGTTCCAGCCGTGGCCGTGAGGGTCGAAGTAGCCAACTCGTCCGGGATGGACTGAGCGATGACGTTCGTCAGTGAACTCGGGCCGGTGTAGCCGCCGTAGAACTGTTGCATCGCCATGATCGCAGGGCCGACGTTGGGGTCGTAGGACCGGTTGAGCACGTCGGGGGTCTGAGGGAAGGTTGAGCCCGCGCCCGTCCCTACTGCCTGTGTGGAATCTGCCATTTCATTCTCCTTCGGTTACCCGAATCTCGGGCGGTAGGGGTGGGTTCTTTCCTCCAGCGGGTACGTTAACACCCCACACTGGGTCTGAGACGAGGTTCTGGGGAAGCCTGATGTCGATGGTGTGACCCGTTTGAGTCCTGCCGTGACGGTCGGTGTCGGCGTACTGCGCGGAACTGGAATCAGCGAAGCCCTTTGATGCTTCTCCGCCACCCGTTTCGGGGTCACGCTGGGGGATGTTAGGACTCGCCATCGCGTCCTCCGTTCGCTGGGTAACTCTCACCTATCGCACTGAAGGAATCAGGGGGCATGGTGTAGGCGTGGGAGTTCCTTGAGGATGAGTCGGTGGTGCTGCGCGGAGTCCCCATTCCCTCTCCACCGGCCAAGCGGCCCGAGGAGTCGGGGGTGTCGAACGTCTCTCCACGAGGGACTTCAGGCCCGAAGGTCTGCGTAGTGAAGGCTGGCTCGAAGTTGCTGGCGTCGTGAAGGTTGGTGTTGGGCTCGATGCCTCGGATGTTAGGGGTGGGGCCAGCGTTCTCGTAGGTGGATGTCGGGAGGTTGACGCCGCGTCCATCTTTACCCCTGGAACCTTCAAGGTCAGCGGAACTTAGAGGGCGCACACCTTCGGCCCTGCGGGCCTTTGGGTTTATAGAAATGGTATCTCTCCCTTCTCGTTGATTCTACCGTCAAGACTCCCCTCGGCGCTGACGCCGTGGTCGAAGGCCGCGTCGTGCTGCTTAGCTCGGACGGGACGTGGAGGGAGGTTGCTGGTGGAAAGCCCAGCAATCCCTTCAAGGTCGGGCTTCAACCCGACGCCGGACTGCGCGCCACTCCACGGGACTTCAGAAGGAAGGCGTGAACCGGCGGTTTGTGTGTTGATCACTTCAGTCATTTCAACCCTCGCTCTCAATGGCTTGGATACGTGCAATCTGGTCCGGTGTCAGGTTCGTGAAGTCGATGTCAACTACCGGCTCTACAACGGGTTCGGGGACAGGTTCAGGGGCAACTGGCGCAGGAATGGGTCCGACGGGCGCAGGTGCCTCTACAGGGGCCTCTGCTGCCTCTTCAGCGGGTGTCTCCTTGTAGCGACGGTCGGTGTCGTCAGCGTCAGCCGTCACGACGTGGCCCAACTCCACTACTGGCAAGCCAGCGTTGGACAGGTTCTCCGCGGGTGGGTGAGGGACGACGACTTTACCCGTGTCGATAGAGGTGAGGGCCCCGCAGGCGAGGCATTGAAGATTCACCACGTCGGGCTGCATGAGGTCTGCGCGTCCACACGCTGCACATGCTTCCATGGAACTCCTTTGGTTAGGTGCCGGGGAGGTCGCCCTCCCCGGCTAATCCTAGTTCTGCTACAGGTCCTCTGCGGGAGTGTCTACTCCGGCGGTCGTGTTCTGACCGATGGACGAAGCACTCTCCAAGCGCCAGACACTCTGCGAACGGAAGACCCCGTAGGCACCCATCCACTTCCAACCGACGGGCTGGAACTTGCGAAGGAAGTCGGTGATCGGACCCATGACGATGACGGGCTGTGGACCGTTGCCGTCCTTCATCGACCAGACCTTGGCTAGGGCTTGGCGTCCGATGAACAGCGTCCCGTACACGTCGGTGTCGGTCGTCGAGGAACCGGCGTCCGCGAACAGCGGGGCGGTCGGGGTCTCGATGAACCTGGCGCCCGCGAACGAACCAACCTCACCACGGAAGATTTCGTCCGGGGCGGAGTAGACGTGCGGGGCGATGAGGGCTTGGTTGCCACTCTCCTGCCAGAGGTCGAACGAAACGTCCGGGTGGATGAAGGTGAGGTAGTACCCACCGTAACCAGGGACGTTATTGCGCTTGAGGGCAGCCACGTTGTAGCGGATGTCGTAGGCGCGAATCGTGTCCAAGGGGGTGATCTGGTTGCGTGCGGCGGGTGGTTGCCCAGCCGTACCTGCGGTGACGCCGGGACCAGCCGCGTAACTGACGTTCGAGCCGCCTTGGAGCTGGATTTTCGCCAACTCGTCAACGGAACGTCCCGCGTTCTGTCCGACGACGTTCGCCTGAATCGCGTCGATGTCCACGAACGCCTGACCACGAAGGGCGGAGGTCGTCAGTGTGCCGTTGCCGTACTCAGCCAAGGTCAAGGTGACCTGACTTGAAGTGAGGGCAACCGGCGTGATGTCGGTCGATTCGTTGATGGCGGTCGTAGCGAGTGCCATGTCGTTCTGCACGTTGAAGACAACGCTCGAACCAGGGTTGGATTGGTTCGTCGGCTTCACGTCGGCTACCTGGTCGAAGTACTCTTCCGGTCGCAGCGCGAAGTACGCGAGCATGTCCCAACTGGTCTGAACGTAGTCAACCGTTCCTGTGGTGGTATAAGCCATGTGTTAGGGGCCTCCTAGCCCCGCTTTAATACTCGGGCAACACGCCTATCAGACCCTGAGCGTTCTTGAAACCCGGCTGACCCGCCACCTGCTTCACGATGTCCATGACCTCTTGGGGGGTCTTGGCATTTCGCATAGCAACTGCGGCGTCGATGTCACCTGAGCTGGGAGGGCTTCCCCCACCGGCTTGGAGAATCTGTCGCATCGCTTCCGTCTCTTGAGCAGTCACCCCTGTGGGCGCCTCTTGAGCGACGATCCCCATCTTGGCCGCGTACTCCCTAATGGGTTCGGCTTCGAGCGGACCGTCGTAGTTCGCAAAGACAACATCTCGTGCTGGGTGTTCTGGGACACCGGCTTTATCAATCGCCGACTGCTTCTCCATTTGCTTTACCTGGGCTTGGGAGGCCTCAAGTTCCTTCGCGACCTTGCGGCCAATGCGAAGTTGCGCCTGGATTTCATTGGGCAATTGAAGTTCTTCGGGTGTCAGTACTTCAGTCTCTTCTGGCATTACATTTCCTTTTGCTTACACACGTGGAACCGCGTGGATTTCCGAATTGGACTCGTGCGGCAATCTCATTGGACGAGGCACGGCTCGTTCCAACGGCAGCGACGCCCACACTCAGGTCGATCTACGACACCGAGGCGTTAACGTCAAGTGAAGTATTTCACGACATTCTTCCAATGTCAAGTCATCTGCCTAAGTGAATCTTTTCACAAGGAGATAGTGAGAACGTTCACAAGCAGAGCCGAATTACACGTTTGTAGTTTCGACTAGACATAAGTTCTTTCAGCGCGTGAGGACTCCACCAAACGACAACGGCGTACTCGGGCGCAAGCGCCCTGCGTTTCTAGGAAGTGCCGAAACCAGCGCCAGCAACTCCGGCCTGATCGCTGGCAAATCCACCACCACCAGCCCCAGGAGCAGCACGAGTCTGAGCAGCGCGTTGAGTGGCCGCAAGAGCCGCGGCGTTTCCTTCAGCGGCACCAAGTAGTTGCTGCTGAGTGACGACGCCTGGACCATTCTGAGCAGTGCCGAGTTGAGCGTTTTCAAAACCAGCGTTCGCCATCGAAGCGATGGAGTTGAGTCCTCCTCCGAGCGAATTGTCAAAGAATCCTGCGGCTTGAGTGTTCGAGAGATTGTTCTGCCCACCGTTGGAGAGGAAGGCTTGGAGAGCGTAGGCCTGCGATTGGCCGATTTCACCGAAGCCAGTGAGTTTCCCTTCACTGCCAGCGACGGCTGAGTTGAACTGCTGTTGAAGCTGAGCCGTGGTGTTTTCAGGATTTAGGTAGTAAGAGGCCAGTTGACCAGGTGAAAGACTCTGTGTGTAGCCGTAGTTCTGTAGTTCTCCCTGGACTGCTGGCAGAGCGTTGACTGCGTTGGTGTACTCGGTGGTGATTCGATCACTCATCTCAGAGGTTGACACGTCTCCGGCCCAGGCGTTTCCGATATCCGTTGGCGTCAACGTTCCAGGGACTAATCCTGCCGTCTCGGCCATCGCCTGGAGTTGCTGGGTGTAGGCCATGTATCCCGCTATCCCCGCTCCGGTGTTGGCGTCGGTGTTGGTGTAGCCGTTCTTGATTCTCTGGTTATACCCCGGCATGATCTGGTCGAAGCCTGGAGCGGTGTTAATCGTCGTGCCGATTTGGGTGTAGATGTCCGACGCGGCCAGACCTTGTCCGGCGAGGGTCTGAATCTGCTGGTTAATCCAGGGTGAGAGCGAACCTAGTCCTACGGAGGTGGCCCAGGCGTCCACCGTCGCGGTTGCTGATTGTGATGCCGTAGAGGTAGCGGCGGCAGTCCCCCCAAAGTTCGGGTCGGTCACCGTCCCGCCGCCTTGGATGTAGGTCTGCGTAGCGGCATCGACGGGCTGGCTGGTTGCTAGTCCCTGGTTCCAGGAGTTGTCATTTGCAGGCATCGTCATTAGGTCCCTCCGAAGCCCATCATCTTAGAAAGTCCTGTGGTAACGCTGTCAGCCATCTGTGCCGCGTTATTTGATTGGTCGAACATGGGAGTCGTTGCGAGTTTCTGCTGAACCTGGTCCGAGGTTAAAGCGGTCTTCTGGCCGGTCTTGGGGTCCGGGGTTGCGATGACCCAGTTCCATTTGGGGTCGGTGAAGTTAATCGAGGCCGGGTCAATGCCCGTCATCTGGGATATTACAGATGAGTAGGGCTGGACGTACGCCTGGGGGGTGGTTCCTGCCGCGATAGCCGCCGCCATGCCGGGGTACATCTGAGAGGCCTGGGTAATCATCTGTTGCGTGAACTGCTGCTCCGCGCCAGTGATGAGGTTCGACGATCCGAAAGATGAGCCGGTCCCGGTGTAGTTCTTTAACGCCCCCTGAACGGCCTGCAAGAGCGAGTTCTGGTTCATCAGACTCCCGCTGGGGTTGTTGGGGTTGTACATCAAGTACTGCTGGGCGATGTTCTGGAAGTTTGAGTAAAGTTGCGCTGAGATGCCGTAAAGACCAGTCGGCGTCCCGCCGGGTGCAGTGGTTCCTGGGGTCCCTTGCGTATCAAGTCCGAACTGACTCTGCCCCGCCGCGAGGGTGGAGAAGTCGGTGGGTATCTTCCCTATCTTCTGTCCCTGAATGTTCATCAGGGTGTCAACGATTGCTTGGTCCAGCCACTCCGGGGCGGTCCCAGAGGCAGTGCCGAACGATCCTGACGCGACGTAGTTGTTCTTCGCGTACGTGAGAGCGATGGAATCGAGCTCCTGCTTACTGAGCGTCACACCTATCTGGTTAGCGTCGGCTAAGACTTTCTCCTGAGCGTTCTGGATGGCCTGAGATGCTTGGGCGGGGTCGGTCCCTTGTGAACCATTCGTCCCGTAGGCCTCATCCCAATACCTTCCGTTGGAGGTGGTTGTTTTCCACCACTGGGTCTGAGCCAGCATGGATTGGAATTCGTTCTGCTGCGTAGCGTTCGACGGGTCGAGATTGACCGCCGCGTAGAGCATCGCGGCATTGACCTGGGGGATGTTCTTCCACCAGTTCGTCTGATACCCGTAGGTCGTTGCGAGTTTCGTGTCTATCGTCTTCGCGTAGCCGGGATCTTCCACGTACTGCTTGATGGTCTGTTCCATCTTGCCGAGTTCCGTGGAGTTGTTGAACGGGGTCAGGTCATAGCCGTAGAAGTTCTTGATGTCCGCGCCAGCGATGGGGGCGATGGCTGGTTGCTTGGGGACGTTGACTGCCCCGACCTCTCCGGTCGTCCCGGCTGCCCCGGTCGATTGTCCGGTAGCCGTCGCAGTGAACTGGGCCGCGCCGCCGTACCTGTTCCCATTCCAAGGAGAGGCGACGACCTGCTGGTCTATCTCTGCCGAGGACGTTCCCTTCCTAAAGGCCGCGACGAGATTGTTGTAATTCCCACCAAGAAGGTTGGCGACCGTCGCGTTGATCCCTCCCTGGACGTTGCCAGAGGTTCCCGCCGCGTGTCCCGCTGGGTCCATGACACCCAGAGGGTTGCCCTTGTTGGCTTCAAAGGAGGTGAGATTCGGGCCACCCTGTTCGTTTGCGAGCCAGTTGACGAACCCCTGTTCGGTCTGGGCGTTGATGGGCGCGCCAATTCCCTTCAACACGCCTTGAATGAAGGTTACGGCGTCCTTGGGTATGGTCACGGTGCTCCTGCCCCCACGGTCGTCGGTGCGGCTGCTGCGGGTGCGGTAGCGGCCTGTGCCCCCACAGGGCCAGTGAAGGTGTCACTTGAGGATTGGTTGTACATGGAGGGCGTTCCTGAGAGCATCTTATTCAGGACTGAACCCCAACTAGCGTCCTGCGCGGCGTAGTACCCAGTGGGGTCGGATTGCTTCGCCGCGAGATTCGCCTCTGCTGTGGCGTCGGGGGCTGAGACTTTCGTCGTCACGGTGTCGTTATTCACCTGACTTTGCAGCGAGGCGATTTGATTGTTCACTTCCGTCGCGACTTGATTCCCGAAGTTAGAGAGGTGGGTCCCTTCCGCAGTTCCGAAGGGAGAACCTGACGCAATCGAGGCGACGGCCTTACTCCAACTACCCCCATTGGAGTCGTAGGCACTTTGGAGAACGGCGGAGAACGCACCGAGTTGAACTGAGGATGGGGCTGCGCCAGGTGTCGCGTACTTCTTCGCGGGTGCGTAGTCGGCTTGTGCTTTCTTCCAGTCCGCTGCGGAAAGTGCGTACAGTCCACCGTAGATCGGTGTGGTTCCCGGTGTCCCAGCCTGGAATGATGTTGGGTTCGCTGTGGAGGTCACGTCGTAGGAGGTTTTGGTGCCAGGTTGCGCCCCGGCGAAGTTCATGTGGCTGATGTCCGCGCCGATAGAGGCACCGAGTGACGGGTCTGCGGGAGTCTGGACGGTCTTCGCCTGCGCTGACGGGGCGACCGTGGCCCCTCCTACCTGCCCACTGGCGTTAAAGGCCGGGACCGTTCCTGGTGCTAGTGGGCTTCCTGGCGGCTCGAAGTTGGTCTGGCCGGGAGTGGGTTGTGCGCCGTTCGCCGGTCCCTGAACGGTCCCAGCGCCAGGCATCTTTGTCCCTGAAACCGCCGCCTGGTACGCCTGGATAACCGAGTCGATACCCTCGGGACCTAGTTTGTTGAGGGCCGATTCCTGGGAGTGCGCGAGGTTTATCTGCGCCTGCGCCTCAGTTCTAGGGGCTTGCGCGTAGGCGGTGTCCTGGCCCTGGACTTGAGAGACGAAGGACTGAATCTGCGCCTGGTCAGGAGAATAGCCGAGTGCGGTTTCGAAGGCTGCGGTGATCGTCGCTGAGAGGGTGGTGGGATTCTCAACCGTCGCCACGATGGGCTGGACGGCGTTCTGTTGCGCCCGAGTGAGATTGGCCGAAATCTGGTTCTGTATCGAGTTGGTGCCGGTGGCATTCTGCGCGAGGTACGAAAGGACGTTCGTCCCCTGTGCGGCGCTCTGGCCGATGAGTGATTCCCACGCTGCCTTCGACGCAGAGTTCTCCAGTCCGTTCGCGTCCGCCGCGGGCAGAGCGCCGACAGTGACCATCTGGCTCTGGAGTTGCTGGCGTTCTTGCTGGTTGAGGGATTTGTAGTAGGCGAGATAGACGGCGTTGTCGTTCAACCCTCCGGCGCTAGAGAGGTAGAGGGCTTGGGTCGTTGAGGTGATGTCGTAGGCCGCGAAGAACTGCGCGGGGGACATTGACTTCAACTGAGTTTGGATAGCGACCAACTGGTCCGAGACTGAATTACCAGAGGATGAACCAGCGAACATCCCCGCCGTACCTGCGCTGCTGGAGGGCGTAGTAGTCGTACCGCCTGAGCCTGTGTAGGTGGGGATATTACTCACGCTGCGGGCCTCCACGACTTAGCGGTAAAGGCACCGGGTGAGTTGGTGGCGTTGACGGATTGCGAGGTCGGGGTGGTGATGGACATGAACAGCCCCGTGATGACGTTAATCATCTCAGGGTCGGTTGTCGCGACATTTTGCAGGTAAGCGTCCCAGGTATCCTTCGCGGCAGTTTGTAAAGAACTCGACGCGCCATCTTGAGTCAACGTGGTTATTTGCTTCTCGTAGGACTGATAGCCGTTCAAGAGAACTCGCGTGTTCTCCGCGAGGGGCGTCTTCAGTTGCGGGTTGTCGGCTAAGAGTTTCGTCATCTGCTTGATTGTCTCGCCGCGCTGAATCTCTCGCGTATTCGAGTTGAACCAGTTATACCAGACGGGGTTTTGCAGGCCGTACTTACCGATGGTTCCCGAACCAGGCGTGCCCTTGCCCCAGAAGGCTTGCTCGGCGTCGTACTTCTGTGTTCCCGCCAGTCCCTTTATCTGCGCGGTGTACTGCCCGTACCACTTGTAGAAGGTCGCGTTTCCCGCGCCGATGTAGAGCGAGTCGATGTAGCTCGGAACGGTGATATTGCCGAACTCCTGCGGTTCCGATGGATGCAATTTCACTCGGAGGCTTTGGGCGATTTGTTCGTTGTACACCGCCGCGTTGTACTTCGTCGAAAGTCCGGTCATCGGCATCATCAAGATTCCAGCGTTCGGATATTTGTTGATGAGGTCCATGTTCTCGTTGATCCACTTCTCCGCAGCGACTGAGGAAGGAACGGTGGCACCCGTGATGTTCTGCGACTGCGCAACGGCGAACGGCCACGCGCCGGGGTACTTCTGCGCGAAGGCCTGGAAACCGGCGGCGATGGATTTGTGCGAGTTGATTTCTGCCGTCAAGTCTGCGGAGAACTGGTTGTAGATAGGGTTCGTCAACTCGGGCGAGACAGGCGTCACCGCTCCGACGAGTGCCTTCATCACGTAGAGCGCTCGCGTCTGCCAGCGCACGGTGTCAATGAAGTTCTGCATCTGGCGGTAGTTCGCGTCGGCGGGTGGGATTTTGTTCTCATACGCCAACGTTGCCAAGACCTGCATCATCGTGGAGTTGAACGTGCGTTGCGCGAAGCCAGGAACCGCCGCCGTCAGGAGGCGTTGGAGAATCGTGTTCGGCACCATCTGTTCGTAGATGGGCTCGGTCGCGGTTGGCCCTAGGAGCGTCGCGGCGGTCGATTGTAGGTCAGCACCGAGAACAGGTGAGAGCGTTTCAGGGAAGAACTGAGCAACGGCAGAAACCGGAATGGAAAGCAGAGGCCCAACGTCGGGACGAAAGCCTGCTGAGAGAGGGAAGATGACGCTCGAACTTGAGAGGTTCCAGCCCATGCCGATAGGGGTCGCAGTGTCAACGGGGAGTCCAAGCATCGCCGCAGCGCTTACGGCGCCAGCCGTCATAAACCCAGTCCCAGGAATTACGAGGTAGCCGTGTCCATCCTTGCCGCCGAATATCTGTCCCACGTCGTGCATGGAAGTGATCATCAGTTGATACTTCCTAAAGGCGGCGGGGTTGTCGGCCAACAACCGTCCCATCCTGCGATACGCCTGCTCTTGCGCGAAGTAGAACGGCGCCCAGTTCCTGAAGGTCACGGTCCACTGTGTGCGGTCGGTCAGGTTGTGAACGTTGTCCATCACCTTTTGCGTTGAGCGGATGTTGGCCGCGACCTTCGCTTCGTCGTCACTCAAGAACCCACGGTCCACTGCGTCTTGTAGCAGCGTGCGTTCCTTGATGTACTGCGCCATCCAAATCGGTTGACGGCTGAGGAAGTTCACCATCGGATTCAGGACTCGACGAAAGCCCCAGTTGGCGATTCGTTGAAGTGAGGGGTCGCCCGAAGGAACCGCCTCGCGGCCCTTCACCATGAGTGGGCGTTGGTGTGCGGGGATAGCGGAGAGTTCGGCATCATCGACCAACTCTCCATTGGCGACGTGGCTTAGAAGCGGGACATGCAGTGTCCCGTCAACACCCTTCGTCTCTCCAACCACTTTCTTCACAATCGCGTTCGCCCACTCGTCGAACTGATCCATGTTGGGAGGTCGGTCAATCCCAGCGGGAAACGACGTTATGTGCGGTAGTGAGCGCAGGAAGAAGCCTTTGTAGGCCTCGGGTTCACTACGGAGGTACGCAGCCACTTCTTGAGTCGCCTTAGCCGTCGCTTCGTCCAGCGTTTCGCCGCGCGCCGCGCCTGCCCGAATTGTCTTCGCGGCCATCTGGCTTGCTTCATCCCTAGAACTTTCGTGCAGCGACGCCTGCCACGCGTCGTCGTACTGCTTACTCCCAGCCCCGTAGAGTGCGAAGTCGTCAGAGAGTTTCTGCGCCGTCTTGCCTGAATCGAACATCCCCCGTCTGATGAGGCTGACCGACTTCTCATCTCGCGGAAGAATCTCGTCGGCGTAGTTGTGGCCCGAACTCAACGCGCGAGGAACTATCTGCCCGTCGTTGCTGAGAATCGCGTCCGTCGCGTACTGGACGTTCTTCGAGTCGATGGTCAGTCCCGGGATGTGACGAAGCGTTTTGTAGACGATACCTTCGACGGCGTTGATGTCGCCCTGCTCTGCTTTCACTCCGAGTTCAGCCATGCGCCCTTCGACGGAACTCCGTACAAGTGTGAACGGGCCGAGACGTAACGCGTTGGGGATTAACTCCGCGAGAGAGATGTGCATGGCGTAGGACGGTGACATCAGCACCCAGCGCTTAAAGACCGCTGCCGTTACGTGGTCGTACGCGAAGTCCCCGAATCCGCCAATCATCGCAGCAGCCTTGTGGTTGCCAAGAATCTGCCCCGCCCGTCGGACTTTTGCGAGGTCGAGGTACTCGAAACTTCCTGTCTGGTTCTTCGTTATCGCTGCTGAGTGTGTGGCGCCCGTCTGCGTGTCTCTCACCGTCGAGATGTCCGCTTCGGGTGAGTATCCATACACCGCAGACTTGCCGAACATCCCTTGAGCGACGGCTTCGTCGATTGCGTGACCCCACTCCGCTCGGACCGTCGGGTCGTCGAACGCGGCTGCTAAGTATTCATCCTTCGAGAAGCCGTGATACCCAGCCATGTTGATCATGGTGGACATCTGGAGGTTCTTCCAGATACGGATTTTCCCTGGAACGTCCGCGTTGGCAAATGCTTGCGAGAGCGAAGCCGCGGTGTGCTGGTTCTCGGTGAACAACGCAGTTCTATAGACACCGAGTATCCCGCTGTCGGCAGAGGACGCGGGGTCGAACTGCTTGTTGGTCCAAACCTTCTCTACGTCATCCCACGAGGTCGGCAGGCGAGAGGTTGCACGAAAGAGATTCTGCACGCCAGGGATGGCAGAGTTGCCCATCGCTTCGTGCATCGCCTGGAAGGGAAGCCTTCCTACGGAGAATGTCGGCAGTTTCTCCATGAAGGCGAGTTCGTGCGTCCTGATTGCTGAGCGGAACAACTGCGCGACATCCTCCTCGGTGTTCGCCCGCCCGAGGGCGCCTAAGAAATCCGCCTGATTTGCGAGAGGACGGTAGGCGGTAGCAATCTCTCCCGATGTCTTGGACGCGATATCGCGAAAGGCCCTGCGAACGTTGCCACCTGAGACTGAGTTCAACAGACTGTCGAACTGTTCCGTCGTCTGCGGGGCCTTGCCAGGAAAGTAATCACCCAGGACCCCCCCGAGTCCTTCGGCAGAGTTGGCCTTCCCAGCAAGACCTAGGAGTTCCGTCCCACCGACGTTCATGTCGAACACCCCGTCGAGAAGACCTGAGGTTACTTTGAATCCGGTTGACTGCCGTTGCAGGCCTGGGACAACTCGCGAGAGTTCCGACACCACGTCGCGCCCGAATGAGACTTGCTGATGGGTGTTGGGATCGACGTAACTAGCCTTCGAGGTGCGGCTCCACGAGTCGTTGTAGAAGAGTTGCGACTCAACACCCGTCGCGGCCTCCGCTCCTAAGACGCCGCCGTAGAGACTCCCGGTGGCAAGAGTCCCGCCGACTGCGCCTGCGGCTATGCCAATTCCTTCCAGTAACGCGGCCATAGGGCCATGCGTCGCCTCCACGTCATGTAAATACCTGTACTCGTGCTGGACGATTTGCATTGGCTTGTTCAGCGTGCCGAGCGCCGCCGAACCGACCTTCTGCACACCCTTGATAACGTCAGACCCGTACTGACCGACCGTCGAAGAGACGTGATTGCCGAACCAGTCGAGAGCAGTTTGCAGGACGTTCCCGCCGCCGACCGCCGCCGCGACCGAGGCGTGCGCGGTCGTGTCGGAGATGGCGTTCGTCCCTCTCGCTACTGCTTGTGAATTGCCTTGCGTATCTCCACCGGCCTGTGCTATCCCAACGGAGAGTCCTGGGGACTTCGCTAACTCTGGAGCTGTGTTCAGAACGGTGTTGAGAGATGTTGAAAAGCCCGACGCGGTTGGCGTAGGCGGCGGAGCGGTGGGGTCAGTCGATTGAAGGCTCACATCACGCCCTGCGTCGCGCGCGCGGCCAAGTCTTTGATTGCTGACGTGGCGTTAGGGACTGACGCCAACGAGGTGAGGAGGTGCGAAAGCGTCCCTTGCTCTACTGCGTTCTCTCTCGCCGCCGCACCGACACCTTGCAACGCTTCCGGCCCCGCGCCTGGCCCTACGGGAAGTCCGTGCGTTACTGGTTCGTTCGGTCGCTCGGTAGGTCTGGTGAGTGGACCGTTAGAACCAACCATCGGAGCGCCTGCGAGCGCGGAGGGAGGGCCGGTGGGGGGCGACGTGGGCGCACCCCCACCGGGGACTTGTGGCGTTGGAAGCGGGATTGCTTGCATCGCGGATCGTTGTGCTGCCGCTTCACCGTAACCTTGACCGGGGACGGTCTGGACGGCAGGGCGCGTTAAGTCAGCGCGGTTCGGTTGTAACTTTCCGCGAGGAGAAGAGCGTGCGTGTGGCACTACTGTGCCATCGCGTTAGGAGGCGGCGCATTCCCAGCCTGCTCACTTGGTCCTTGTGCCGCGGGTTGCCTAAGGTTCCCGAGTATCTTCGCTAGTGCCCCTTGGCCCTGTGGCGGCATCGGCACACCGCCCTGGACTCCGGGGGCGCCAGTCATCCCAGGCATCTGCCCAGGCTGGGGAGCGGCTGCCCCCGGAGGGGGTTGCTGCGCGGCTTGTTCGGCCTGCATCTCTTTATGTACCTTGACCAGGGCATCTTCTGGGTTCGTCTTGCCGTCCTGTAAGGCTTGGGCGAAGCGAGCGATGAACGTCGGGTCAATCTGGCCTTGGCTTGCGCCGTTCTCGACTGAACTCATCATCGCCCTGCGTGCGCCGCCGATGTTGATGCGTGCGAGTTCTTCCTGCACGTCCTCAACAACTGGGTCCATCTCCATGAAGGTCTCTTGGGAGATGGTTTCCATCTGAAGACGTTGTCCCATCGCGATGACGAAGGAGTTCGCGTCCGTTCCAGTCATTCCGTACTTGACGACGTTCTGATCGTTCTCGAATACGTCGTTCGGGACGTAGTCTTTTGAGGTCATCTTCCCGTTGCGAGGGATGTAGAACGAGAACTGCTTCGGTCCCCAGTGTCCTTTAGAGACCGCTATCGCTCGCCGGTTCTCCGCTTCAAGGCTGTCTTCAAAAATCTCTTGATGCTCTTGTACCGGCATGTCAATCGCTGCGCCAAGGACTGCTTCGCCCCTTCGTGCGGTGCGGATGTTCGTGGCGGATTCACCACCCAGTTCAGCAGGTAGTCCTCCAGCGAGTCTTCCAACGCGCTCCAGTCGGTCCTGCATCTGAGCCGCTTGTACAGATGGCTGGGTTTGAGTTTGCTGAAGTTGCCCATTCCTGATTTCTCCGATGACGCCGGTTAACCCGTCCGCCGCGTTAATTATCTGCGCCTGACCAGGCGAGTTGGGGTGGCTGACCAACCACTGCTCGGGGAAGATACTTTGCTTGATGGCGATGTATTCCAAGGCCGCGAGTTTCGAGGCGTTGTGATACACGGGCATGAGTTGGTCGAACATCCCCTGTAGTTTGGAGAGCGTTATCCTGCCGGGATACACCGTCAACGGGATCCCGGCGCGGTTCACCACTCTCGCGAGTTCCACGCAACTCTGCGTCCCGTTCGCGACGGTGCTCGCGGCCATCCAGTGAGGACCTTCGTCGGATTCCTTCACCGCTCCTAACGCGAGTAAGACGGTTTCCTCGTCGTCGTTGTACTCAAGGATTTCAAATTTCGTAGAGGGATTGGCCTTCCCCTTGTACAGAACCGACGTTTGCACTGGGTAGGTCGCTTGCAGCCAGGACAACGTCTGCAGCGTCGAGTGGATGGAGTTCGGCGGCTCGATGTCGTTGGGGTCCGTCGTCGGAGCGGGAAAGACGCACATCGGGTTCAAGACTCGCCAGTGGGGCATCTCTCGCTTGTCGAGCGGGTTCATCGCCATGAAGGAGATGGAGACTGGGCTTGCTGCGTACCCAAGGAGATACCGAGCTCGCCGGCGCATAATCATATCCATGCGGTTCATGTCCCACCACGAGAGCATCGCCTTGCGCTTGGTGTCGGCCCTGTTCTCCGATTCCTTGAATCCTGGTCGTAGAGCATCGACTGAGATGTCGGGCATCGTCGAGGCGATTCGCATCGCTAATTGGTCTAACCCAGGCCCCATCAGATTGACGGCCATCGACTTCTCGTCTTTATCCAGTTCAGAGAGCGGGACGGTGATATCCCCGTCAACGTGACGCGCTACTTCCGCCCAGCGCATCAGCAAGGGTCCGCGTTCAGCCTGTCGTTGTCGATAGAACTGCTCGATGGATTCGATAGAGGTCGTCACGACGCCCTTCCTAACCACGACGGTCTGCGGCTAGGCCTGATTGTACTTGATGGGATGGCTAAATACTGCATCTGAAAGAGCGCGAACCACATCGCCATCACGCAGTCGTCGGTCGTACCTTTAGAGGATGAGGTGGTCGAGAACCGCGTCACCTCATCCACCAGTTTCATCGCGAGCATCCGGCCCATCGGCTGGACCTTCGCGTTACGCGCTGACTTCCCAGGAAGGCGGACGCGACCGAACTTGAACGCCGGAGCGATCATCTGCACCCCGAACTCGTCATCGACCTTGTTGCGGTAGGTGTCGTGGGGGATTATCTGAACGGAGTTCTTCGCTTGCCACTTGCGGACGTGGTCGTACTGAAGAAGAAACCTCTGCGCGCCGTTACGTTCCACTATCCAGTGGGTTATCGGAGCACCCAGTTTGTAGCTCATCTGCTGCCAGTCCTCCATCACCCCGTAGTACTGCGCTTCGTTCTGGTTCCAGTCCAGGAAATCCGGCGCGTCCAAGCCTGACCTAAGTAAATCAATGAGGAACCACTGGTCCGAGGGTTCGTTGTACAGCCACCACTCGATAGCCCAGTACCTGGTGGGAGAGGGGTCAACGGAGACTATCGAATACGTGGGAGGAGCGAGCCCTTGGGGAATCTCCAGCCTATCCCTCTCCATGTCCCAGCAGCCGACGAAATTACCCGAACCGCTTATCCAGGCTGGGTCCACGAGAACCGTGTCGTTGGAAACGTCTAACTGCTGGTAGACCTGGGCGTAGGTGTCCGGGCGACGGTGCTGCATAGACGACACTTCGCGCCAGCTAACCCTTCTTGGAGACAAAAGGCAGCCCTTGGGCCAAGGGTCGGCGGACAACTTATGGGTGTCTTTCCCTTTACAGAACTCGTCGTAGTGGCTGCGGTAGATGATGCTGTGGTACTTCCTCTTGGACCCATCTTCACTCTCCCTCATCGAAACGCCCTCTAAATCGTCCTGGGCGTCTTCCTCGATATCGACTACTTCCATGTCCAGGCAGTACCTGTACAGATCGTTGGCGCCCATTCTTTGACCCTGGAGTATCAGCAACCCCCCAGGCTCTAACCGTCGTTCCGCGTAGGTGTCCCACCAGTCCCGGTCCTTCTCGACGGTTTCCAAAGACCTAAGTCTGTTAGAAGTAACGAGGTCGTCCCAGATACAGAAGTCGTACCGTCCCCCGATGAATTCCTGGTCCCTCCCGACGGCGGTCCAGGTCGGTTCTTTTGAGGTAATCGAGGCACCGTCGAACTGCTGGACGATGAAGGCGTCCTTGGTCCAACTCTCGTGATCGACGGGCTTGAAGCGTCCGAAATCCTCAGAGAGGGTGGCCTCGGCGTCAACGGCTATTCCTTTGGCTAAATCCTCCTCATCCGCCAGAATCGGGAGGGTGGATTCCAAAGCTCGACGGATGTTCGCCGTGTACTGAGAGGCAAGTCTGGCGGTTGCCGAACCTACTAATCCTCGAATGGCCCTGTCCTGACACGTCAACCAGAGAGGCAGGGCGTAGGTGAAGAAGGATGATTTACCACTTCCCGGGGGGGCGTTGATGACCACGTACTCCTTGTCTTCGGAATGGAGCAATTTGACGATCTGCTTCGCCGCGTCCTGCTGCCAGGGGAGTCCAATCCGGCCTAGGTATCGCTTCTGGAAGTAGTTGAAGTCCTTCAAAGCTTTCTTCGCCTCAGGACCAAGTTGAGCGGGCCGCATCGGGTCCGGCTGATTCCTGGCTAATCTGGCAATCTCACGGTACTTTGTACCCTCGGGAGCGCGAGAATCATGCCGCTTCGCTGAGGAAATCCCTATCGCCGCGGCTCTGGCGGCTTTCGCCTGGTTCAATCCCCTGGCGCGAGACTCTTCGTAGAGGAGCCACTGCTGGGAGCTTATGACCATGGTTTCACGTGAAACATTAGTACGAGATTATCAGGTACACTGAAAACAGCGTGGCGGACCCAAGCGCGAGATAACTCTCGAAGGGAGTCCCATGCTTTTAATCGTCGTCCTCGTCATCGTCGGTATCTGTGGAGTGGTCTTTCTCATAAGGCATTAGAACGCCAACCCCAAAGACTGATCACGTGCGGTCTTCAGGGTTGACAAGTTGGCGCCTCTTAGCCGGGGTGTGCGATGCGGAGGTAGGGCCGGAGGCATAGTTCTCCGGCTTCTTCGTGTTAGGCGAAGTCCTCGACGCACCATTCGGTAACGGTGGCATCTGGATAGGGCGGCGTAGCCTCGCGAGACCACGTCTCGGCGCTTTCCTTAGTGGCGTGGATACCCAAAAGGTTCGCTCCGTCGTGAAGGGTAAAGACTGACTCGGGCATGGTGGACTCCATTCTTAGGTCTACGACAGGATAACTTATTGGGCTTTGTACGTAAGTGACATAGTTACTACATTTCCCTACCCGTCTGGGCACATACCCGGTTCGCAACTTGTACACACAGCCGATTCCCACAACTCACACGACCTCGCACCATGACCATGCTCTGAACATCATTCTCTCATCACTACACATAGATATGCTTGCTCATCAGGTGTGATGTGTACATGAGTAACGCCGATAATAGTGATTACGTAAAGCTGAGAGCGTTATCAACGTGATCGAGAGCGAATGACAGCGAATGATAGCCAATGTATCGTGATAATCACGGAATGTAGCGAAAGTCTGCCTAAATGAGATTGAGTCTCATTATCACTAACTCATCATGTGTGACAATCTGTGTGACAAACGCCTAATGTGTGACAATGGCCACACGATCTGAACTCATCCACGTACGCATCAAACCTGAGTTATTGGAACGATTGAAAGAAGATTCAGTCAAATCGAGCAAACCTTTAAGCGCAGTGATTAGGTCTATCCTCTCCTCCTACTACTTAGAAGCCAGGACGACTAAGCAGTGAAAACGGTTCGCGGCGGGGTTGAGCTGAATAGCAGTCAACTGAACCCATTTGGCACGCGCTGTGGTTCGTTCTAAGGCATTATCTGTCGCCGGCAATAGTACAGTGCCACTCACTGACCAGGATAAACGCAAGTCTTGAGATGGTCCAAAAAGTTGTTGAAACTCATTTCTACGGCAGTCGTCAGGCTGCGGAAACGGCTTAGACGCACTGCCAACCAACTTATGACCATCCCCGAAATGGTTATGAGGTGTCGGCGTCAAGGGAACGCTGGTCGAGTTCATGGTAGCAGGAATGAGGGAGACGCGGCGACATTTAATCGTAACGCAGTTGTAACACTTATCGTTCTCTTTCTACTTGACACTGTGCTTAGTTCATGCCATACTTGACACAGTGCAGTAATGACGAAGGGACAAGATTATGACGAACACGACAGAGATTCAGCCCGAAGAGATCGAACCAACGTACTTGGCTTTCTCATGGTCTGTGAGTCGCGGGCGCGAGACGTACGGCTACAACATCATGACCGTAACGGACCAGAACACCGGCAAGCGCTTTAGGTGCAACGGTGGCGGCTATGACATGACCGGGACCAGCGTTGGAAATTGGATGGAAGCAACCTACCCAAAGCGCCTACAAGCCGTTGCCGAGCGTGCTGACATTCGCTATTTCACGCCCGCGCGCGAACCGTGGTACGAACACAGCATGGCCGCAGATCGGCTCTACGGAATGACGGTCACGGGAGGCGGCGGGGTACGACTAGATGGCGCTTGCGGTCTTGAGTCCATGCTAAAAGTAGCTCACGCTATCGGGCTCAAGTTGGAGCGGACCTACAAGGCGACAGGCCGCAACCGTGGCGAGACAACGGGCTACATCGTCACAGCGGCGTAGTTGAGCGCTCCGGCGCTCAGTTCGCCCGCATCGGACGTGCTGAGGGCTGGAGACACCAACCCAACGGAACAAGGGACATGGATATGACAATGACTGAAAGCCGACTGTATCTACAGTTGGGCGATTCACGAGACGAGGCCGTAAAGGCCACTCTCACCACGAAAGCGACGTTGGCGAAAGTATGCAAGGCCGCGGCGCTGTTGCGCATGGACGACGTTCTGGGCCGCGCTGAGGTCGCTTTAATGACCGAGACGCTCAAAGGGCTGATGTTCCTGAGTCCTAGCGGATCGTTCGTCTACGTGCTGAAGCCTGAGACGCGCAAGATCGCCGGAGTCTCGACCAAGATGCTCAGCGTTAAGCGCGTAATCCCTATCGGCGACGTGCTGAGTTTCGAGGTGGCGGCATGACCACCAGGGAGCGCATTATTGAGATACGCGGCGAACTGTTGCAACTGGCCGAAGACCTAGACGGCAACGGTGAAGAGTCGCGCCGGATTTACAACGCCTATGACCAGTTGGGAGAGGCGCTACGACCCGTCAACTCGACGCGGCGATGAAGGCACTCCAGGAAGCTGGCCGCGAACTGGCACAACTCCGAACAGAGAACCACGAGTTACGCACAGGGCAACCCACACCCTACGCGCGGCTCTTAGAACAGGAAGGAGCGTTTTAGAATCAGCACGCCGAGCGCGTGCGCTGCGTCGACTTGTCCCCGACGCGGCGCAGGCGAACGAGTGTTCGTACAGATTTTGACAAATCAAGGCGCAGGCATGCGAACTACGTCTTGCGAAAGGAGCGCTATGGGGGCCACATACCCGAGCATGAGTGGCAGGGGTCAGCGTCGCGCTCGGAAATATGCCTGGATCGCCGGATGCATTTCCTTGTGCTGTTCATCCGTCGCTGGTGCCGCAACATACAAAACGACGTTCTCGCGCTCTGGGATTTTGGAGATTACCAAGCCCTTTCAAGCGTTCGGTAATTTCACCACGGGAGACTGCCAGTATGAGACAGCGGCGAACCTAGTTCTAGCGAGGTGGCCGAAGTCGAAGATAACCACGAGTGAAGTCCTATCTGCGTACAGCACCTACGGGATTGGCTTCGACCCCAACTACGCAGTGAATGGGTTGGTCGCGGGGCAGAATTACCTACTCAGTCACGGTTTCGCCGGACACCGCGCCGCGTCAATCACCACTGTCACGAACAAATATCAGATCGTCCAAGCCGCCAACAACGGAGGCGTCGAGGCTTCGATAACTGGTCCGGTGATGATGCACGTTCTAGGCATAATCCAAGCGAATTCTAAGACTCTGACGGTCGTAGATGACGGGTTCATCACGCACTACACCTGGACGCAATTCGTATTCGACTACACCCACGTCGTGACCTCACAAGGGACGTACGCCTTCAACAACGAGCAGATCGCCTACCAAGCGGTGAAATGGTGAGTTGTAGCGAGTTCTGTGACGACCCCGAGTGCGCCGACTGCAACTACTGGCGCTGGAGGATGTTTGCTGCGCTGCCGAGGATGATTCAGGACGTTATTGAAGAGACGGAGGTTATCCTCCGGCAGACCTGAACGACGCGGCGAGACTTCGTAGGGCGTCAACCCTTGTAGTCCCGGCTCTCACCGCTTCGCGAACCGTTGTTAAGTTGTTCGCCGCGATTAGGTACGCCAAGTGGAGTTTCTCGCAGGCGATTTGGACCTCCGCGTCGATTTCCCCCACAGTCATCTTGGTCATGGCCGTCGCACGTATGGAGAGCGCACATTTCGCCGCCTCGCTCCTGTACTCGGACTCTGTTCTCGCCGCGGACAACCCCGCTTCCTGAACCTCAGAAACCAGTTCTTCGAGACGGTCTAATTCTCGTTCTAAGCGGTCATGGATTTGGCTAAGAGTAAGAATGGCTGGCCTTCTTCCGCGCTCGGTAGCGCCTCATGTAGAGCTTGCAGGACTCAACACAGAACCTACAGCGGCATCCCTTGTTGTAGGTTGCGCGTCCGTGTTCGCGTTGCATGGTCATTCCCCACCCCCTACTGACGCCGGCGAACTAGAAGCCTGTTCATCCATTACGACCACAAGTTTCGTCAACGTCCACACATCCCCTACCCAAGAGACAGCGGCCTTCTTCACAATTCCGCGTTCACCGTTTACTAATACGGGCTCGCGTTTTTCTGGTGGAGAACTTGGTTGGAACTTAACCACGCGATTTTCGGAGAAATCAGTAACGGTCACGGTTCGACTCCTTCGGCTCATTCCCCGCCCCCTACTGACGTAGGGCTAGAGAGAAGGGATTGGATGGTTTGAGACAGTGATTTGGCTTCGTCAAGCGTGGAAACGTGGATTTTGTCTACGTAAAGATTCCAGCCTCCGCGATCTAGGTCATCCTGAATCGTGAAGCCGTCAGCGAAAACGTCTAAGCCTCCGCCTTTTGCGCTTTCTTCCCGCCACTCCAACTTCTTTACTCGGTCGTCTAGTGACGTGGGGGCGCGAGCGTCCAAGCGTTCTTGTGCCGACTCAGACAGCCCTTCAAGAATCGCGGCGATTCTGTCCAGCGAACTATCGAGGGCCGCTTGCTTTATGGCTACGAGAGCAACGAGCATCTCCATCATGCGCACATTCATTTCGTATTCGCGCTCAGTCGGTTCGTCTGGTGACACCACGCTCTCGGGCTCGCGAAGGGCGGCGAGTTCGGCGCGGAGTTGTTCGTTTTCGCACAGAACGCAATCGCCGGGAACCCCGTGATGGCAGTCGTTCGACGTGTCACGAGGACAACAAAACGGGCAGTCGTCGGCGCACTCGTGAGGGTGCTCGCGGAATACACAGCCCATACATTTTCGCCCATCGCAATTTGAACACACCTCGTCACTCATGCTTCCTCACCTTTCGCTTGGCTCTGAGGGGCTGCAAACAAAAGAATTCTGCCGCCCATCTCGGTCTTGTCACACAAACTCGTCAGCGTTTCGACATGCCCCCAGGCACCCCATTCGTTCGAGATTTTGAGGCCGCAGTTTTTACAAACGGCGAGTTTCACAGGTCCTCCTTCACTGGGCTGGAAAGTGGTTGACCCAAGTGCTGCAAAAGTTGGGTTCCTATGTATTCGGTGTAGGCGGGGGGGATTGCGAGGCGAATTTCTGACGGTTCGGCCCACGGCATTTCCATAAGCTCCGCGTACTGCGCCGGCGCGGCCTTGTTTCCTCTACTCCCCCCGCTTGCCCGCTCTCGGTAGGCGCCCCCCATCCCGTACACGCCAACGGGTTCCCCTTGTGTTTTGTGGGCGCAACGCGGCGGCATAACGAGAAAACTGCTCTCGAAGAGGCGGTGCCGGCGAACTCTCAGCCCGAACATCGAGCCGCAAAGAACGAAGGTGGTAGAGAGGGGTGAACCTGGCACGTTCTCGATGACGTAGGGAACCCCGGCGGAGATTAGTAATTCACGTACTCGCCCAACCAAATCGGGGTACAGATGCTGCCGGCTCTTCCCCGTAGCGGTGCTGTAGTGCTGACAGGGAGGACTCGCGTGAATGACATCAAATGCCCCGAGGCAGTCTGCTGAATTCGTTCGCTTTCCAGGATGCCAGCACCGGTGGGATGACTGCGGGGCGAGAGTCATCGCGTCTAGCCGGTGAAACTCAAACGGGTAGTTAGGCTGCGGGTTGATGTCCACTCCCACTACCTCGAACCCAGCTCGGTGGTAGCCCATGGCTGCGCCCCCCCCACCACAAAAAAGATCAAGCAACCTGGGTCTATTGGGTGATGTCGGTTCCTTTGATTCGCCCGGTGAGGGTGAGTTCGTAGTGGTGATTGGCGCAGAGGATTCGGAACTCATCCAGATGCTCCGACACGTATCGGTAGTGCCTGGGGTGTCGGTACGTCTGACCCCGTCCCGTAGGGATGAAGTCGACGTGCAGCCAGTAGGGGTTCGTTACCCCACACACGACGCATTCGCCGCCCAGTAGGTCGAGAATCCTTCCCCTGCGGTCCTGCCACCGTTTCCGCTCGTAGCCAGGGTCCTTGGTTAGTTGATTCTTGCGGTAGGTCGTCCGCATCTCGGGGTGCTCGGCCTGCCAGGTGCTCACCGTCTTGGCCGCGTGGTTCTTGGCACATTCCTTGGAACAGTGCTGACGATTGGCGTCGCCTATCCCTGACACCGGGAACTCCTTGCCGCAGTGTCGGCATTGGCGCGTCTTCGTGACCACCCAGGCGGCTCGATTGGAACAGCCCCGCGAGCAGAACTTCCGCGTCTTGCGCTGGGACTCGAACACCTCGCCGCAGTGCTGGCACGTCACTGTTGTCATTGGACCAGTTTAGCGCACCAGCCCCGCAGAACAAATCCAAAAGTCGCGGCTTCATTTCAACTCTCCCCCTCAGGTGTAGGGGCGCTGGAAGATTCAAGAATCAAATCAATGAAAGCGTCGATTTGCTCATCGTCGTAAAAGGAGTTCGCCCGCTCGTAAAGTTGCTCTTTCAATGTCAACAAAGTCTCCCTCGTTAGCCCTGTAGGGGCGCTGGAAACGACACCTGCGATTTCGCCACGGTTCGGGAAACAGCGCCATGAAGTGTGAGTCGAGCAGTAGCCTTCGCCGTCGAGATTGCATGCGACGTGAATTTTTGGATTTGGACATGTCGGTGGTTCAGGGACACTCGGAAGAGTCGAGAGAGACGGGATAATCTGCAAATCAATCATGTCACGCTCTGTGTATTCGTGTGCGTACTGGAACGGCTCTCGCGGTCGGCATTTCTTCACTGCCTCAATCGCCGCTATTCGTGAAATCACGTCGCCCCTCAGTTCACTTGGCTCAGTAGGATTACTCATTTCAACTCTCCATTTCAGGTGTAGAGGCGCTGGAAAGTGGTTGACCGCAGCGAAGTCGTTGCTCAAATCGGTCTAACGCTCGTTGCATTGAATGACTGCCGGGGAATAGATCCACGAATTCATCGTCCGGTTCGTAGACCAAGAGGTCGAGAATCCAGTCATTGAAGGCGTCGGGCTTGGCCCCGCGCTGCCCTGTCTGTTGCGTCACGGCGCAGCTGAGCCAGTCGCGGACCATTGGCGTGCGCTTGTTGTCCTTGCGAGATGGGCTGAATATCACCGGCTCCCACGCGAATTGCACGGTCGTCGGGCGTATCTGGTGCCAGGTTTTGGTCCACGCGGCGATCCGAACGCCCGTATAGAAGCGCGATGCGACCGCCCCCAAATCGCTCGGGTTGCACGAGTACGCATACCCATCTGGGACCACGCTCAACCAGTCGAGAAGAATGAGCTGCGTGTTTAAATCATCCCAGCACAGCCCATCCCACGGCATTTCAAGACCTTCACCGTGGAAGTGGTCGTAGCTCGCGCATTGACCGAGGTAAGGAGGGTCAGCGTAAACGAGTTTCATCGGCCCTCTTCTTGTGGGCTGGAAAGTGGTTGACCGCAGTCGGGGCAGTGCGCGAACGGTTTGCCCCATATCGTTTGCCCCTTCCAAGAATCGCCGTGCAAGTCAACATGCGGGCACGCGCCCTCTCCTTGTATCGGGGGAGAGGTGGTGAGGATGGCGTCACGAGAATCGGTTTCGCCGCCCTCATAGTCGGACCGTTCCCACATCCCCGGCAGTTCGTTGTCCGGCAGATGGTTCTCATCGTGACTGTAAATGCTTGGTTCTAGGGGTTCTCTTAGTGAGTTGAGAGGGGGAAGGGCCGAGATGATGTTGAGTGCATCCTCCATCCCGCGCCTGCGAATGAGCCAGCCACGTTCCCACTCGGCGTCGCCGAACTCGTTCCGAGCCGCGCGTTGTTCCGATTCCTCAACTCGCGTTTCGAGCGCTTCAATCGCTTGCTCTCGGGATATGGGGGTGTCGGTCATCTCACCTCGAACAGCCGGAGCAATCTCTCGTTGCTTATCGCGTGCATCTCGTCCTCGCTCTGCGGAGCCCACCCGTCCCAGTCGCAGACGTGGCAGTAGCACGGGTTACGGTTCCCGTCATCATCCACGCAGTAATACTGGGGAGGGTTGCTCGTCAAGAC